GGCGGGACATTTAACGTGTCATATCAATCTGGACACGAACCCTTCTCGTCCCACGAGATGGCACTCCTTATCGATCGACTTCGATCAGGAGAGGTTAACGGGACACACAAATCTTTTTATGGTGGCAAGGAGATTAAGACTGTTTCGTGTTTTCTGTCATTTTCGTCGCCGTTTTATTCCGAGATCCCTCGGCAGATAAAATCGATCTATGACGTGTCCTCGCCTTCTCTAGAGGTTCTTCTTAAATACGCCAAGTCCCTTAGTGATAATGTCCCGGAAGTTTCCGGAACACCAGAGCCACGAAAGAAGCGAATGCCTGTCTGTATCAATCGAGGGCCCTTCGAGGCTAAAGAGGAGATTGACTTTTGAAGAACAGTGTTTACGTCGTCGATGGAGATTATCTTATCGAGAAGATGTTTCGGAAACGTGGGTACTTCCTTACAGACACCCCTGACGGGGCGGAAATCCTAGTTTTTACTGGAGGTCATGACGTGACTCCTAGTTATTACGGAATGGGCCGTCATCCGACTACGTCTAACTCTGAGGCCAGAGATTCAAGGGAGAAGACGTTCTTTCTCGAATCAGAGGGAAAACTTCGTGTCGGAATCTGCCGGGGATCTCAGTTCCTTTGTGTAATGAACGGCGGAACGCTGTATCAAGACGTTGATGGCCACTGTAACGGCCCACATAATCTGATTTATACAGACGACACCGGGAAAGACTCCGTCATCACGGTCACGAGTACACATCACCAGATGATGCGACCAAGCTATGCTGCCGATCCTAACGGTGGCTACAACTACCGTCTTTGGGGTTTTGCTGCTGAAAGTTCGTATCGCAATTTTGAACCCCGAGACCACCAAAAACCGACTCAATCCGAGGAAGGTCCTGACTCGGAGATCGTATTTTTCCCCGAGACTCGTTCGTTATGCTTTCAGGGCCATCCTGAGTATGACCTTAAATCCTGTGAAGACCTTTTCTTCTCCTGTCTTAATCGCGCCCTTTCGTATTAATCAAAGGATTTCTGAATGTGTGGACTTACAGCAGCATACGCGTCTGATCTTCGTTTGAATGAGCTTGGAGTTCTTAGGACTCTTCTCCAATTGTCTGATTTCCGGGGCGGCTACGGGGCAGGTGAAGTTTCGGTTAACAAGAAAGGCGAGATTCATTTCATTAAAGATCATTTCTCTGCCTATGATCTTGTGAATACAAAGTCATTCAACGACCGAATGAAAGAAGATATCTCCCTCGTCATAGGTCATTCTAGATACCCTACAAAAGGCAAGGAGAATCGGACTAACGCCCATCCCCACAGTACCGCAAAAGTCATCGGGGTCCATAACGGGACGATGCAGGCCGTGATGGAGAAGCCTGTGACGTCTACCGAGAGCGATTCAAAGACTCTCTTCGAGGCTGTATCTAATTTTGGCATCGAGGAGGTTATCTCAAAATCTCCTGGGGCCTATGCGTTAATGTGGGTCGATAAAGAAGCCAAAGAATTCAGGATTCTCAGAAACCACGAGAGACCACTTTTCTTCGCCAAGATTAAACCGTTTGTGAGTTCAAAAGACAATGAATTCCGAAGTCTCTTTCTCTCGTCTGAGAAACGTATGCTTCAATTCGCTCTTGACCGACACGGCCTTCTCAACGAAGCGGTTCTAGGAGAGGTTATCACGAACAAGATGATTTGCTTTCCTCTGTGTCCCGAACCAGGGTTTCTACCCGAACCTACGGCAGTAATTATCCCAGAGTGTAGAAGGCACTACTATTCGAAGTCGTCAGAATGGTATAAAGATCGTGAATGGGATTCAACGACGCATTCGTTTATAGAACACAACGAAAATCGAATGACGTGGCGAGACGGTCAATTCTATGACGTAACTCCGGCCGGTGTCGAGATTCCTTGGTCGAAGCAGAAGACTGCTGCTAGTCCAGTTACTGGCGCGGGGAAGAACGTCGTCCTATTCGGTTCTAAGGCGGATACGGCAATTCCGACCCCTCTTGAGAAGGAGATTCTTAGAAAGCAAAAGCTTCAATTTCCCGACGATGCAAAAGTCTCTCTTCCAGACATTGGAGTCGAGACAGATTTCTCAGACGAGTCGATTCTCCTTAAAGAGACTTCTAAGGGAAATTGGGTGGCGTTGAGGGTATACCAAGAATACCTCGAATCAGGATGCTCGTGGTGTTCTAAACCGTTGTCTCTCCACGAGGCGAGGAATAAGAAAACAGCTCCGCACTTCTTCAGTAAGGCTGAATTTTTGTGCTCAGACTGCCAGAAATCCGAGGATGCTTCGTACCTAGTCGGACTTGATTATACAAAGGCCCTTCAATGATTCTAACGATCGGTGCAGACCCTGAGGTTTTTGTTCGTCTCGAGGATAAATTCATATCCGGGCATACATTTCCGTGCGGCTCAAAAGAATTTCCAAGGAAATTGGATTCAGGATCGGTTCAAGTCGATGGCCTTGCTTTAGAGTTCAACGTTCTTCCCTCAGAGACTCGTGGAGAATTCGTAGACAATACGATTAAAATCTATCGAGACTTAAACAGTCTCGTGAAGTCTATTAATCCCCGAGCATCGCTAGAGGCAATTCCTACGGTTGTCTTTGGTGAAGAGTACCTGAAATCTCTCCCTAAGGAGGTTTCTCGCCTCGGGTGTAATCCAGATTTTAATGCGTATACGATGTCAGAGAATCCAGTTCCTGACTCTGAGCAACCGTTTCGGACAGGAGCTGGGCATGTCCATATCGGATTTACAAAAGATGCCGATCCGAGTTCGATGGAGCATTTACAGGTATGCTCTGAATTAACGAAAGAACTCGATTACTTTCTAGGTCTTCCGTCTCTTGCATGGGATTCTGATGAAAAACGAAGATCCTTGTATGGAAAGCCAGGAGCTTTCAGACCAAAATCTTACGGAATGGAATACCGCGTCTTGTCTAACGCGTGGCTTCGGTCCAGATCTACAATGGAAATTGTTTACGATCAAACGGTCAGATGTGTCGCTAGAAAGTTTTCTTCGAAGAAGAAGCCTCTTTATGAGAAGTACGGAGACCTAGCGAAGACTCTGATAAATGAAAATCAGGTCTCGTGGATGAAGGGATACCAAAAAGTTTCTAACGATGTTTTTAATTAATTAAGGTCTCAAAATGGCGATAAAGAAACTTCGGCCCCGAGTAGATTGGGACCCTTTTAGACCGGCCCCACAGCCGGCCGGAAATCCAAACTTTCAAGCTCCCATAGGCGGTTGGATTCAGCAGGTTCCTGTTCCTCTTGACGATCCTAACCCGTTCGGGATAGAAGATGTCCAACGGCAACTAAATGCTTATGTGGATAGAGTTTTTGAATACCCGGCAATTCATCCCCAGGCTCATTTTCAGATCCACGAAGACGAAGATCTAGAAAATCCAGGTGATCCTGGTCCATGCCCTGAATTTCTTATCCGTCCTGAGGGGTTGTCTCTAGACGAGACGATGGTTCTTAGTGCGTGGAAGAAGGACAGACAGAGGTATCTAGTTGATCTCTCGAAACAACCTGAGCCCCTTCGTGACGACTACCACCGAGAAGAGAACTGGAAACGGGTCTATAACGACTGGCTTCTAGCGGGGGGTCAAGTCCGTCCGCCTCAAAGGATCTCTGATCCGGGTATGATTAAGAGACTAAAAGCCCGTGGGGAAGCAACTCCAAGATTCTCTTTACCGTATACCCCCGAGGAAATGAGACTTCGTCTCCGTGGGACTATCGTAACGATTGACGACCGACCGTGTTATGTCTCAGAGGCTGGAGGGAACGTTCGCGACTCTGAACATAATGTTGTCGCTCCGGGATTGTATGTTATGTACTCGGATACAACAGTCTCTTGTCTCGTTCCTCGTCTCCACGTCCTAGACTTTCGGCCGTTTGAGCCAGGGTATATTCAGAGGCATCCAGAGTTTGCTGAATTCTATCTGCGACATCCCGCAAGAATCTATCGTCAAGGAATCCATCCAGAGAACTCTCAGATGCTTGATGCCGTAACAGGGTATTCTAAACCAATACCGTCTCGTTCCGGAGAGATCTGCAAGCTCTTAAAGGCGTTCGAGGATCGAAATGAAACATCGAATCTAACGAAAGAGACTATAGCGAGACTAACGGAGATCTATAAACAGACCTCTGGGACACTCTGCCCGTCTGCCCGATTGTCTAATAAAGTCGCGGCGACGATTAAGGATAAAACCCAGAAGATTCATGTCCTATTTAAAGGGGTATCTTGTTGTGTCTTTGATTCTGAGAGAAATCCTCGATTTGATGAGAACTTCTGCTCGTTGCCGTCGGTTCGAGAAGAACTCTGGTCCGTCGGGATTAAATAATTCCTAATAGGAGGTTCGGGTGTTTTCTGACGAGATCAAACTCCAGATGTTTAAACAGCCATGGATTGAAACGGTACAACGTGGGGCTCAAGAGGGAGAACTCAGACCCCTCCACGAGTATGACAAGGATCGTCTCTTCGGTATCGAGATTGAACTAGAAGGATTGGAATTCCCTCAAAGAGTCCCCGGATGGATGGCGCATAACGAGGGGAGTCTCCGGGGCGGTGGAATCGAGTACGTCACAGACGGTCCCGTGACATTCGAAGGAGTCCATAAATACCTGAAGTCTTTGAACTCAAAACTTGTCGCAAACGGGTCGAAAATCCGAGAGACATACAGGGCGAGTACCCATATCCACTATAACGTTCAGAATAGAACGTTAGACCACATTCTGAAATCGATAATCGTCTTTATGTGTTACGAGCCGTTGATCTGCGAACTCTGTGGTCCGGAAAGAAATGGTAATCTTTTCTGCCTTCCGACGTATGACTGTGGAGACATGACGTTATGGCTTCAGGAGTTTTTAAAGAAACTTTCGGGCCCCGCAAAGACTCTTGTACCATTTAGATATCTTCAGAGAGGGAAGTATTCGGCACTTAATACCGACCCGTTGACTAAATTTGGGACGCTTGAATGTCGAGTCTTCCCGAGTACAATTAATGTCGATGCGATCTATTCCTGGTGTTCGTGGCTTCATGAGATTCTGGGGCAGCCTATTGATAGTGTCTCAGACTACGTGAGGTCTCTAGAGGGCTCTGCGTTTAATCCCAGAGGAGAGATCTCTAGGATCTTCAAGGACGCTGAACTCCCCGGACACGCAAGGTCTTTGATCGGATTCGGAACAGAGCAGGCGTGGCCTCTAGCCATGGTATACGAAAGGGCTTTGAAATGATCCTTCATTCATACAATCGGGGGGAGGGTATAAAAGATCTCAGAGCTGCCTTAGAGGCCCGTGGAGAGCACACGGTAGTCCTAGACCGTAAACCGATGCGGAAGCGGCCTATGGTCGTCTGCTGGGGCTCTAAACTTATTGCCTACAACCGGGAAGGATGTTTGTTTCTCAATCCCCCAGAAGTTACGAAGGTTTTCAGCAACAAGTTGTCTTTCTTTCGCCACGTCGAGAAGAAGTTCGAGAACGATCCGTATCCTTGTCCGGAGTGGACAACTGATCCCGAGGTCGCTAAGAACTGGCCGGTGACTGTTGCTCGTCACGTCATAGACGGATCAGGAGGCGAGGGGATCGAGCTTGTTGAAGTCGGTCAGGAGATTCCTAAAGCCCCGTTGTATACGAAGTATCAGAAGAAGACTTCTGAATATCGTGTCCATGTCTTTAAGGTTCAAGGGGCCTTCGAGATTCGACACATTCAGAAAAAGGTCGCCAAGGACAATGGAGAAGAACACAATTTTAAGATTCGAAACCTAGAGAACGGGTTTGTTTTCCAACAGAATAACTTCGAGACCCCAGAGGCCGTGACAAAGTTGTCAACAGAATTTATGAAAGACTACTTTCCGGAGATTGACTTCGTGGCTCTAGACGTGATATACTCTAAGAAAGAGAATCGTGCCTTTGTCCTTGAAGGGAATACTGCACCGGGGCTTCAAGGGAAAACTGTCGAAATCTATGTAGACTATCTCCTAGAGAGAAAGAGGATGCGATGACTCCAGAGGAAGAATCGTCTAAATGGAAAGGCCCCTTTCCGGCCTATTATGCCCAGGATGACCCAGACGAGATGGAACGCTTCTTCTGGATTGGCCCATTTGACCCAGATCTCCAGGAGGATGCAATAATTTATACATTTTCGGACAGGAAGTCTGAATTGATTGAGGCCTTAAAAGACTAGAAATTTTGTTATCAAACAAGAAAGAAGAAAAATGTCTCGCTGCTACATCTGCGATGTGAGTCCTGGAAATCCTAGCATTTATCGAATTTCGAAATCACGTCCTTCGTTGTCTTTTGATTCAAAACGTCTCGCCTGGGTATGCTCTGAGTGCGCAGAACCTGACACTTCTATAAATCTTGCTGATCTTATCCTGTCTGACGAAGACTTCCTAGAGCCTAAAGAACCTCCTAAGGAGCCTGATAATGGAAATACGGGTAGGTGACCACGTCTCCGATTCTAGATCCTCTTTTCATGGCAAGGTTATTCGGAATGGCCGAAAATTTACGACCTTTCTTGCCGGGGGTTATGGGATTGTCCGGATTAAGACAAGAGACTTAGATCGAAATGCTCCTAAAGGCTCGGCAACCGTGCCCATGCGGCCAGTCAAGTGATGCCTGGCATTTATATGACGACGGTGGGTACTGCTTTTCATGTTCAAATATAAATCTACCTAAGAATTTTAAGTCTTCACAAGAAAGATCTGTTTTGGAACAAGAGTTCGTTGAGGCTACATACGACTTTCTAGGTTTCCGGGGCATTACTGAAGAAACCTTTAGGAAATATAACGTACTGACTAAGATCATCGAAGGTCGGGCACAGTCTCTGTTCTTCCAATACGAGAAAAACCGAGGCAAGGTCCGGTCTGTTCAACGTAAAGACTTTCATTGGATAGGAGACAAAAGTGACAAACTCTTCGGCCAAGACGTCTTCCCTCCCGCTAGTTCGAACGAAATCACCATCACCGAAGGTGAACTTGACGCTGCGACAATATTCCAAGTTATCGGACGCCCAGCGGTCTCTATCCACGGCGCTGCTACAGCTCTCCGAGATTGCCGCCAACAGCGAGAGTACCTGGCATCTTTTAAGAAAATTATCCTCGCTTTCGACGGAGATAAAGCGGGTAAAGCAGCAGCTCAGGCGGTTGTAAGCTCCGGGCTTTTCGATTTCGATCGACTGTACTGGATCAATTTCCAGGAAGTCCTAAAGGATGCTAATGCCTTCTTAGAGACCGGGAAATCTGATGAACTCAAGAGGATGTGGTGGAACGCCACGAAGTTCATGCCTGACGGCGTGATTTCTAGCTTCCATCAGTTTGATACAGCTATTGATGACAATCTTTTCCAGGAACCTATCGGGACTTGGCCCTGGCCTAAACTTCAGGAGATGACTCACGGTCTTCGTCCCGGAGAGATCACCCTTATAACGGCACTTGAAGGTTGTGGAAAATCTGAAATTGTTCGTGCCTGCGAATACCATCTTTTGAAGAATCACGATGTCAACCTCGGAGTAATTCACCTAGAAGAGCAGAAAGCGAGATCTCTTAAAGGTCTCGCTGGTCTCCAGCTACAAGTCCCCGCGCATTTTCCTGGGAGGGTCTCAAACGAGGAGATTAAGAAGGCTCTACATGACCTCGTTAAACGTGATGATCGGCTCCATGTCTACTCTCAATTTGGATCAGACGACCCTGATGTTATTCTAGATACCATGAGGTTCCTCGTAGCGGCTTGTGGATGTCAGGTTCTTGCTCTAGACCACATAACGATGCTAGTCACCGGCAAGGACGAGACAGACGAACGGAGGTATCTAGACTACCTTTCAACGAAGATGGGGCGGATGGTTAACGACCTAAAGTTCCATCTGATTCTTGTATCCCACGTTAATGACGAAGGAAAGACCAGGGGCTCTCGAAATATCTCTAAGGTGTGCTCTACAAGGGTAGACCTTATGAGGGATATCGTGGCTGAAGACGAGGTTACTCGAAATACTACCTCGCTGGTAGTTTCCAAGAATCGCTTTGGATCGGTTACGGGGCCTGCTGGACGGCTTCTCTTCGATCGTGAGACCTTCACCCTCTCAGAACTGCCATTCCTTTCAGAGGAGCCTCTAAAGGGCTCTGGGGGGCATTCTAAGATTATCGATGCAAAGGAGTTACCGGTATGAAATACATGATCGTTCAGACGGTGAGTCTCAAAGGTCTTGAATTCCAGGTTAACCAATACATCAAATTAGGTTGGATTCCCGAGGGGGGCATCCTCCATATCCCGAGTAGAATAGACAGTACGACATACTGCCAAGTCATGGTGAAGAAATGAAAACAGCCTACCTATGGATATTTTCAGATTTTATGACCCATCGACGACCTCCTCGATTTGAGATCGTAGCGGATCTTGTCTTCTCTTCTGTGGAGAAGTTTCAAGAACTCGCTAAAGATAGTTCTCTCCCCGAGAGTGTTGTTAATCTGGTATTAACAGAAGAATTTGATCCTTCGTTTGTAGGGGTGTGCTCTCAGCTTGTCCCCATCCAGGTTCCAGACAGTTTTGATCGGTGGGATTTTATTCCCGATAAATACTAGGAGACTCATTATGACACTGAAAGTAAAAGACCTTAGCGAAGGTGATACCTGTTCCATTAAGCTAACAGTTCAATCTATCGTCGCAGCAGGGGTATACTGTACAAACTCCGTGTTTCTCTACGGGGATGTCGAAATCGAGAAAATCTATCCCCGACCTCTGAAGGTGGGTGACATCGTTAACAATGGTGGAATTGTCAAATACATCCTCCTATGTATTGACGGGGACCAGGCCTTTATTCGAAGGCTCAGTGCCTATCCGAATCATTATATGGTCGAGGTACGAAACTTAACGCTTGACAATCCTTCGAATTCATGATACCCTATCTTTACCTTCCCAAGGGTTCACCTATAATCTAGGAGCAAATAATGCCTAAGGTTTCGGATCTCCGTCCGGGAGACAAGTTTCTAGTCGAATTCATATGCTCTTCTTATCTTGAGGCTCCTAAGATGGGCTGCGTAGCCTTGCTAAGTACAGGTCACGGGGGAAGCTACACCTTCCACGAGGTGAGTTGTGAGGTCCACAGTATTCTTCCCAAACCAATATCTGTCGGAGATACTGTGTTGGCAGGTCGTACGACTGAACCGTATAAGGTTCTTGCTATAGATGGCGCAAATTCGTGGCTAAAGCACTGTGCTAGTGGGGTGAATTATGCGTCTCCGGTATCGATTCTCAAGAGGATTTTATAATGGATTTGTTTGATACGATTAAGAAGGGCGACAAGATCGTCTTTGAGCTTACGGCGGAAGAAGATTCAAGCCTCGGGTGGGTCACGGTATCCTCTCCGAAGAGTGCCACCAGCCTTTACAAGGATGGGTGGATAGGGAACAGTATCGTAAAGGTTATCCCGAGGTCGATAGCTGTAGGAGATATTGTTACTTCTAGCTGGCCGTATACTGAGGAGTATGAGGTTCTTATGATTGACGCCGATCTAGCGTGGGTTAAGGTACGTCAAGGTAGAGATCACTATACGATTGATACCTTTTATCTTACGAGGGTTCCATGAAAGTCCTTGTCACAGGTTCTTCTAAGGCGTTCAAGAGCGAGACAATCTACAAGGCTCTTAACACTCTCCACAAAGACCAAGGAATCCACCTAGTCTTTATCACGAATGACAACGGGTATGCCTATCTGGCTTCTGTCTGGGCGTCGGACAACAAGGTTCCTACGAGGCTGTTCCTTCCTGTCCGCTCAGAGGATTGTCGAAAGGTTAACCAAAGGATGATCGATGCAAAGCCGGACCTTGTCCTAGCCTTTCCGGGAGAGATTCCGACGATTGATCTCGTCACCCGTGCGACGAAGACAAAGATTCCTGTTATCGAGATCGAGGGTTAGATGGCAAATTGGGTCGGAGACATCTTCGCAGGAGTTTTAGGATTCTCTCTCGTAGCTCTTGTTGTAACTTTGGTCGGAGTTTTGATTTACTCGGTGATTCTTGAGGCCAAGTCTTGGTAAGATAACAAAAGAAGAAAATGCGAATAATTCTCGATTGTGAGGCGAACGGATTAAACCCTGACCGTATCTGGTGTGTCGTCGCTAAGGATTACGACACCAAAGAAGTCTTTCACTTTGATCGATGCTGGGAAGATTATGAACCTCTTAGACAGTTTATTCTTAGGAACCGCGATTCTACTTTTATTGGCCATTATTTTCTTGGGTATGATCGCCGCGTACTCAATTCTCTCATATCTCATGGGGTAGAAGTTGTTAAACCTAGTCAAGTCATTGATACTCTGGTTCTTAGCCGTATGTTTGATTTTTCCATTGCTGGTGGGCATGGTCTTGCTGCTTGGGGTGAGAGGTTTGGTATTGCTAAGCCAGAGATTGCACAGTGGGATCGATACGATCCTGGAATGCTTCATCGATGCGATCGAGACGTTGCTATCAATGAGAAGCTCTTTGAGAAATACGAGAAATATGTAGACTCGGAGCGATGGAAACTGCCGCTTAAGATAGAGATGTCTGCGGCCAACTTCTGCAACGACCTACATCAGAATGGATTTCCTTTCGATAAACCTGCGGCGGAGACTCTAGTCTCCAGGTGGGAGGAAGAACGTGACGAGATCAATCGAGGATTCGCCGAAGACTTCAAAACGAGATTTCGGGCCATTAAAGTTATCCGTCCGGTACTTACCAAAGCTGGAACGATACATCGTGGTGATTTCAGGTGGTATGACGGAGATCTCGGGATATTTTCCGTTGGATGCCCGTTTACCCTTATTGAGTCTGTTGAATTCAATCCTGGGTCGAAGCAGCAAGTTATTGACAGGCTCTGGGATGCAGGATGGCATCCTTATAACAGAACAGCAGGTCATGCCGATTATCTGCGGACTCGGAAGAATCTCAGGACTGTAGAGAGGACCGAGTATTTTAATCGTTACGGGTGGAAGATAGACGAGCAGAATCTAGCGACTCTCCCTCCTGAAGCCCCGAAGTCAGCCAAGAAACTCGTTCGATGGCTCGGATTGACCGGTCTGATCTCTCAGCTTAAGAACCACCTTTCGCTGTATAACCAGGAGACTGGGAGTGTCCGTGGGGAGTTTAATTCGATTGGGGCGTGGAGTCAACGTGTTGCTCACTCTGGGCCTAATATGGCCAACCTTTCTAAGTTACGTGAAGTCAGATCTCTTTGGAAGGCCCACAAAGACCATGTTCTTGTTGGTTGTGACGCCGCTGGTATTCAGTTTCGTGTCCTGGCTCACCTTGTAAATGACCCCGATTTCATTCAGGCGACATGTTATGGAGTAAAAGAGGATGGAACAGATATTCATAGCGTCGTTTGGAAGAAAACGTCCCCTGCATGTCCTAGTCGCGATGACGCAAAGAACTTCAATTATGCCTACGTTCTTGGTGTTAGACCCCCCAAAGTATCTCAAATGTGGAAATGCACAGTTCCGGAGGCGATTGAAGCGATCGGGATGTTCCAGAACTCTTATCCTGGGCTGGCTGAACTTCAGAATGTACGTATTCCTTCTGAAGCCGAACGGGGATATTTTGAGGGCCTTGACGGCCGTTTTGTAAAACAGTCAGAAGCAAGACTCGTCCTTGCAGGGCACCTCCAGAACGGGGAGAAGGTCATAATGTCGTTGGCCAGGATGCTCGCCGAGGACAAGATGAAACAAAAGGGTCTAGAATACGTCTACGTCAACTGGGTCCACGACGAGTTCCAGATCTCGTGCCCTCTTGAGCAGGCAGAAGAGATCGGAATGATTCACAAGATAGCAATTCAAGACGCGGGAAAGATTCTTCGTTTGAACGCCCCGATGGACGGAGAGTTTAAAGTAGGTAGAAGTTGGGACGAAACTCATTAGAGGGATAGTGATGTTTACCTCCCACAATTCCTATAAAGATTATAGATTCAGTGACTTTATTTGCCATTCGTTCCTCTTCGAGAATCGAGAAAGAGCCCTTCATAGAAATGAATCTACTGTGTCAGGAACCTTTTCGGTCTCTCAGATAGAGGCCCTCATTAGGGAATTCTGTAATCGAGAGGAAATTTCCTATTCGCTTCAGGCTGTGAACGGATTGGATTATGTTGTTAAGTTCACATCTGGTGGGGACACAACAGCTTTCCTCCAAATGGGTTTCGACCCTACTGGGAGAGCTAAGAGTTTTTTAGGGGCAGTCAAGACTAAGATAACATTTGTCATCTACGGAAAAGAGAGTTTCATTACGGATTTCTGTTCTTGGGTAGAGAAAAATCTTGAGCAGGAGTCGTTCTCCTCGGTAAAATGGTTCTATACAGACAACTTCGGGAAGATTAATTCCACATACCTCTCGGTGGATTCTCCCGGAAAGATCTATGATGAATTTTATCCCTTTCTTGAAGGCGGCGTTTCTCATTTTCTAGAGAAGTTTCTTGCTTCGAATGAGTCGATTCTTATTCTGCTCGGACCACCAGGAACTGGTAAGACATCCCTGATTAGGAAGATGATCTCCGATTATAAGAAAGAGTCTGCTATAACCTACGAGGACTCGACCCTAGAAAAAGATTGTCTATTCATAGAATTTATGACATCGGACACATTAGAACTCTTAATTCTAGAGGACAGCGATATCCTCCTACAGAAACGAAAAGAGGGTAATAGGACGATGAATAAACTTCTGAATGTTTCAGAAGGTTTGATTAAAAATCGACGGAAGAAGTTAATCTTTACCTCGAATGAAACCGATATCGATCGAATAGACGAAGCTTTGATTCGACCCGGGCGATGCTTCGGAACAGTCTTGTTCCGTGAACTCTCTTACCCGGAGATTTGCCTAGCTGCTAAGGCAGCCGGCGTTGATCCCCCCTCCGAAGATCGATCGTATCCTCTCGGAGAACTCTTTAATCGGACCACGTCACCGAAGTTTAGTTCTAGAGTTGGATTTCTTTGATGCTACCCCTGTTTCTTCTACTCCTTGTATCCCATTTTGTCGCGGACTTCGTATGCCAGACTCATTGGCAGGCAACAAATAAGAGTAAAAATAATGCGGCATTGCTAGAACATGTCGCAACCTATACTGTCGTGATGGCACTTACGAGTTGGTTCATTTCCCCCCTTTTCCCCCGTCTAGGAGAGAGCCGGGACCTTCTTGCGACGTGCCTCCTATTCTCTTTCGGAAATGGTGCCCTTCACTTCGGGACAGACTACGTGACCTCAAGGATCAGCTCAAAGCTTTACGCCAAGAAAGACTTCCATAACTTCTTTGTAGTAATCGGATTCGACCAGTTAATCCATCAGGTTACTTTGGCGGGTACTATGTACCTTGCATTTTATAGATAGGAGATCACCCTGAAAGCCCCTCCCATGACCCCTCCCGATCTCGACCCCGTGCAGTTGGAATCGCTGGCGAAGGTGGCCGAGCGCCTTGAAGCCCATAATCAACTGCCCGTTCCAATGACCTACGCATTCGATCAATCCTATTTCAGCGCGCATATGTCGCCAGCGCTATTTATCGCCCTCCTAGCCAGATGCAAAGCGGTGGAGGTTGAAGTCGAGCGCTATCGCGATGAAATTGAGAATCACACTTCCGATCTCGCCCTTGCGATCTGCATCGCAAATTATTACGATCTTGCGCGCGAGGTTGGTGCTGATCCGAAGATGGCACCGTTTGATGGCATCTTAGAGAAGTTTCGCCAGCTAATCGCCGAACGCGACGCAGCTACTGCCCTGGTCATCGACGCCGTGCTTGTGGAGGTCAGGAAGAAAGAGCCACTAGAGGATTGGGCGGTAAAGCGCCCTCGCACCGCCGCAGAAATCGAAGCCGCGATAGAGAAGCTTAGGAGGAGCGAGTGACACGCAAAGCCGAAACGATCGAGTCTATGACGCGCGCCCATTGTTGCCCTGACGGCTGCATGTACCCTGGCTGTAACCATGCGCGCACCGCGCTGGGCAAAGCGCGCATGTCAGCCGCCCTCTCCGTCGTCCGAGCGATCGTGTTCGAGGAAGTAGATCAAGTCGCGGCGCATTACTGCACACAAGAGGCGATCGAGTTCGCCAACCAGTTCAAAGCCGCGCTGATCGAGCGTTTGGGAAAAGGAGAACCACATGAAAAGCGTTGAATTTTGCTATTGGCTGCAAGGCATGTTCGAACTCGCGAACCCTAAAACGCTGGATGAA